TGATGAAAAATAATTGCATTTATAGTCAAAAACAGAGCCTAGAATGGACGCATTCGTCAATTTGGAGGTTACAGGCACAATGATTACGTCAACAGAGCAAGCAATCGAGGCAATACGCCAGAGGGCAAAGGATGCAGGGTTCAAGATGAACGATATCGCGTACGCGGCTGGCGTGGACCCCGCCCAGCTATCGCGCTGGAGCACTGGCAAGACTGTCCCGCTATACAGCAACATTATGAAGCTGGAGCAGGCCGTGGACGCGCTGATAGCGGCAAAGGCGCCCCAATGATTGTCCTGTCCATTGACCCAGGCTTGAGTGGCGCTATGGCGGTGTTTGAGGGCGGTGCACTCATTGAAATCATTGATATGCCTACGCATACGTTACTACGCAACGGCAAGGATAAAAGGCAGATATCGGCGTCTGCGCTGGCCGGAATATTTAACCAGCACAAACCAGCTCACGTCATTGTGGAAAAGGTGTCTGCAATGCCAGGCCAGGGCGTCACATCAATGTTCTCATTCGGACGCAGCCTGGGCATCATTGAGGGCATCCTAGCGGCTTACAACATGCCTGCTACATACGTCACGCCGTCAGTATGGACAAAGGGCGTTGGCCGAGGTCAAGGCAAGGACGCATCACGAGCCAGAGCCTGCCAGATGTACCCGTCACACGAAAAGTCTTTTGCACGTGTCAAGGACGACGGGCGCGCGGATGCTGTTCTCATTGGCCTATGGTATTTACAGGGGCAAAAATGAGCTTGCAAGACGTTAGAACCCTACGCGAGCACGCCGTGTACCTGGCCACGCAACTCGAACAAGAGCGCAACGCATCACGCGCTAAGACTGAATTCCTAAAGCGCCTGGTGCATCCAGAGGACTTTGGTCACTGCGTATCGTCAGAAGTAAGAAACCTAGCCTACCAATTACTCATCAACGAAAGCCCAGAATGAAGCAATTACTTTTACGTCCATCATCAGCAACGCGCTGGATAGCCTGCCCAGCATCAGCACGTTTGTCACTGAAAGTACCTTACGAGGAATCAGGTGAGGCTGCAAAGATAGGCACTGCCATCCACGCGCTGTCAGAGATTTGCTGGCAGCTCGACCAGGACCCTATGGACTTCGTTGGTAAAACGATTGAGGGTATCGTGATGACCAGGGAGAACGCTGAATTTGCACTCGCGCATATCCGTACAGTGGCTGCCATGGAGTCTGAACTAGGAACGATCAAGGTGGAGCAGTACGGGGTTGCATACGAAACTCTGTTGGCCAAAATCGGTGGGACCGCTGACGTTGTCGGCTACAACCTAGACAAGTCAATACTAGAAATTGCAGACTTGAAAACTGGACGGCAGTGGGTGGACGCTGACTCTGCGCAGATGAAGATTTACGCGCTGGGCATTATGACTAAGTTAGTTAAGGTGTTCGACACTGTTCGCCTGACCATTGTGCAGCCGCAGACGGGAGAGAACCGCACTCACGTTATGACAGGTGACGAGCTCATGCAATGGAAGGCAGACGTTCTGATACCGGCTGCCGTGTCTGCTGCTGACGGACGCAGTGACCCTACGCCAGAGAAGTCAGCCTGCCAATACTGCCCAGCTAAGATGATCTGCCCAGCTCAGACCAAGGCGCTGGCCGCGGTTCCTGTGACTGCTGACATTGCAACGCTGACGCCTGACCAGGTATCCGACTTGCTGGACAAAGCGGAACTGGTGGAGGACTTCATTGCCGCGCTGCGCAAGCAGGCCACCAAGACGCTGACAGAGGGCGGTGTGCTGCGCGGCTGGCAGATGGCGCCTAAACGCGCTACGAGGCAGTGGACAAAGGACGCTGACGCTGTCCAGGTGCTGCTGTCTTCTGGCGTACCCGAGACGCAGATATACGAGACATCAATGATTACGCCTGCTGCCGCAGACAAACTGTTGGGCAAGGACAGGAAACAAGTTTTGGATGCCGTGACAAAGAAGGTTTCTTCTGGACTCACGTTATCTAAATCCCGTGGGTTGGGCGAAAGCACATCCCTTTAAAACTCTGAAAGCTAAACGCAAATGCTAAATCTATCATCATCTAGCGGCTCTGGTAACTACATCCGGTTCTCTCCACAGGCTAATGCCTGGACAAACAACAACAACGAGGAAATCCAACTCAAGAAGGTGGTATTCGACATCGACAATATTCACACCGGCTGGCTGTTGCTGGGTGTCGGTGTGCGCGACTGGGTGCAGGATGACTCTGTAGGCAAGAAAGGTCCGCAGCCGTCACCAGAGCACAAGCGCGGTTTCCAGGTTGTCCTGTACAACAAAGAGATCGGCGCTGCCGAGTGGTCATCTAACGGCGTAGGCCCGAACATGGGGCTGGAGATTATGTACAAGGCCTGCGCAGCCGAGCGTGCAGCTAATCCTGGCAAGCTGCCTGTGCTGGAGTACAAGGGCTCCAAGGCAGAGAAGATCGGCAAAGGTACGACTCGCATCCCGCAGTTTGTGCTTACGGGCTGGGTTGCCCGTCCCGCGGGTCTGGATGCAGAGGCAGATGAGTTTGAGGCAGAGCCAGCGCCACCTCCAGTAGTGGTGCAGCCGGTACGCAAGGCAGCGCCCAAGCCCGTGGAAGTAGTAGAGGACGACGAGATTTTCTAAGCGTTAGACTAACGCGCCGACGGCTGATCCCCGTCGGCTTTTTTTTCCCCTCGAATAACGAGAACGAATAAATGGACACAGAAACAATAGCCAAGGCGCTGGGTAACGCCAAGCAGGTCAACGGGCAGTGGGTGTGCTCATGCCCCGTACCTGGCCACGGCAGAGGGAACGGAGACAAGAACCCATCACTCTCGATCACCGAGTCAGACGGCAAGGTCCTGTTCCACTGCCACGGCGGGTGCGACCAGAGGGACGTGTTTGACGCTGTCAGAGCTAGGGACTTGCTACCCACCACACCAAAGCGGGAGGAGATTAGCTTTACCCAGCACCAGGCGCCGGTCTTAGAAAAGGAATGGCTGTACCGCACAGAGGACGGCGATACCCTGTTCACTAAGCGCCGGTACAAGACTCAGGACGCTAAGGGCAAGACGTACTCCATACACCGCGTGGACGCCTCGGGAAAGCGCATAGCCGGACTTAAGGACACGCGCATCGTCCCGTACAACCTACCGGAACTATTGGACGCTAAGACAGCAGGCCGAGCCATCTACCTGGTGGAGGGTGAGAAGGCCGCGGACGCATTGGTCAGCATTGGCGCCATTGCCACAACGTCACACACTGGCGCAGGAAGTTGGCCAGCGGAGATAACGCAATACTTTGCCGGAGCCAACATAGTGGTGATACCGGACAACGACGAGCCAGGAAGGCAGTACGCCAGGCGTGCAATACAGAACCTGTTACCCGTGGCCAAGTCAATCCGCTACTTGGACCTGGACCTGATGGTGGAGGGGGATGACGCCTACGAGTGGGTGCATCACGCCAAAGGCACGCGCAAGGAACTCGCGGACATGGCCAAGCAGGCGCCTGTTATCACGCAAGAGATGCCTGTAACAGATGGCGAACAATCATCGGAAACAACGCAAACAGATCAGGAGGCGTACAACCCGACACCGCAACTGCTGAACATCGAGGCCTGGGACACGATCAAGGACGAGCCGGTCAGGTGGATCATTGAGAACGTGCTGCCGGAGAAGGGTTTTGCAGCCCTGTACGGGCCACCAGGCTCATACAAGTCATTTATCGCGCTTGACATAGCCGAGGCGGTGGCCACAGGCAGGCAGTGGATGGGTAACCAGGTAACAAACCCTGGCGCCGTCCTGTACATAGCCGGAGAGGGTCACGGCGGTATCGGGGCAAGGATCAAGGCCTGCAAGATCAACCACCAGACGCAGGACGGGGCAGAGATATACGTCATACGCTACCAATTGAACCTGAGATCGAGCGCGGATGACTTCAACCTGCTGATGGAGTCAATAGACAACCTGATCGAGCGCACAGGCATAGAGCTGAGCTTGGTGCAGATAGATACCCTAGCCAGAGCCTTCGGCGGTGGCAACGAGAACGACAGCCAGGACATGGGCGCATTTATCCATAACGCTGGCAGGCTGCAGCGCAAATTGGACTGCGCCTTGATGGTTTTGCATCACTCTGGCAAGGACCAGACCAAAGGATTACGCGGTCACAGCTCACTATTAGGCGCCGTGGATACGCAGTTGGAGCTGCTGAAACTTGAGCAAACCGAGCGCAAGGATGGTGTCGCAGGACAAGGAATCATCACCATCAGCAAGCAAAAGGATGGCCAGGACAACCTTAAATTCGGCTTTGAGATGGTCAATATCGACATTAATCAGGGTGCTGACAAGGGACTCGGGCTGGACGAAAACGTCTCATTAGCGGTCAAAGAGAACCAGGAAATGATCGACGAGCAGTACAAGACGCCACCAAAACCACCATCCAGGTCTGGTGCTGGAGGCGTCCAAAAGGTGGCTCTGGATGCACTTCATAAGGCAATTGGTGAGCACGGAGAGATGCGGGTAATTGACAACAAACGCAATAAATCTATTCATGTGGAACAGTGGCGCGAGGCGTTTGAAGCAGCACAAACAGACAAAAAAGGAATCACAAAGCGCTTTAACAGGTGCGTGCAGAGCCTTCAGAACGCCAAAAAGGTAGAGGTTTTCGATCCATTTGTGTGGGTGATTTGGGGCGATGATGGTCAAAAAGATAGCGATTTCTAGGTCTTTTAAAGGTGCTTGGACAAATGGGACAAATGGGACAAATGGGGGACAAATGGGAGTACACACCAAATTCCATTTGTACCGGCATAAATTGGCTGGAAAACGGGACAAATGGGCGCGTAAGTCTTAATACGCGCCCCATTTGTCCCGATCAGTCAATGCCCAAACTTTTGCCCAAGTGGGCAGTTTCTAGTTTTTCTTGATGGAGCGATAAGTGGCAATAAAAAAACTTAAATCTTTGGCGATTAGTCAGCCGACCATGCCGAGCTTTCCAGCGGATCGTTTTGACGTGTTCAAAAACGCGGTCATGGTTGAACTGACAAACCGAAAGAATACCCATGATGCAATATGGGGTATTGATAGGCTGGTCTGGATGGTGGACAGCGAGCTGCGGGAAAAGGTGTGGCTGCAACTTGAACGGGTCTGGCAGGCACAGGAATCTAGGGACGACGTAAAGCTGGACAAGGCGGTCAAGGGGATGTGCAAGGCGTACCAGGCTATGGAGGACTGGGCTGCGGCTAATGGGGTCAGCGAGCTGCCGGACCTGGGACAGATCGAGCACCAGCGCGAGGATGGTACGGTTTTCGTGATCGTGCCAGACGAGAAGGCCAAGCAGCTCTACTGCCAGCAGTGGACAGGCTATACGGACAGGGAAGTCTGGACGGCAGCGGAAATTGCGATAATCGTCAACAAGCAGGCAGGTGGCAAGGTCAGCGAGATTAAGCAGTTATGGCCAGACAGTAAGCTGGTGGCGGTTGGTGGGCCAAGCGGGTTTGATGACATGGAGAACGATTTGGACATGACAAAGCCGAGCACGCTGCCTAAACTGTTCGACACAAAGGCGTTTAAAGGGGCTAGATGATGCGTAGAAGCGATTTTGTTGGGTTGGGCATGGGTAAGGTGCTTTGGGTGGCTAAATTCGATTTAAAGGCTTTCTGATGGCTGGTCAAAAGAAAAAGCGCGAGGACTTGGCGGTGCTGGACTCAATACCGGTAGAGCAGATCGTGACCATGTTTGAGGCAGGCAAGTCAACGGCGCGGATATGCGAGGCACTGGGAATTGGGAGGCGCGCGCTAGAAATCTGGTGCGAGATGCCCGACAACGAGCATAAAATTGCTCGCGCGCGTGCCCGTGCCGCTGATTCGCTGGTCTGCGAGACGCTGGACATAGCCGACCAGGCGGCGCCTGAGGAGGCTAACCTGGCTCGCGTGCGCATCCAGACGCGCCAGTGGGTCGCTGAGCGCTGGAAGCCTAGCGTCTACGCACAGCAGCGCGGTCCAGCGGTGAACATCAGCATTGGCGGCTTGCGCCTGGATGCGCTGCGCCATGTCGAGGTGGTGCAGGACGCTGACAACGTCCAGCAGGTCTGTGGATAACCATGTCTCAAGCATCTCTACTGCATACGACGGGCATTATGTTAAGTTGTTCAGCCTGTGACTATCCTGTGGATAACCTAGCCATGTACGCTGGGTACTGGCCCGTCCGCCTGGCTCCGGTGGCCGCGACCCCCCCATTCGCTCCAGCAGCGGGGGCGGCAACTGCTGCACCTAAACACATACCGAGCCCATGAACCCTGACCCCACCCCCCTGGCCCCGTCCCCGACACCGCCCACCGCCACAAAAAAAATAAAAACTGTGCCAACTATCGCGTCTACTGTCACCGAGATGACAGAAGCACAGTCGGAGCACTCCAAAAACCCGTTTATTGAGTGGGCGAAAAAGTATTACCGCAACCCTGTTCTTTTTGTGCAGGAGGTGCTAAACACGGAACCGGACGCCTGGCAGAAGGCTTTTTTGATGCACATAGCTGCAGGCGAGCGCAGGATTAGCGTCAGGTCTGGCCACGGCGTGGGCAAGTCAACTGCCGCTGCCTGGGCGATTATTTGGTATGCGTTTCTAAGGTTTCCGGTCAAGATTGTGCTCACGGCGCCAACAAGCTCGCAGCTCTATGACGCCTTATTTGCGGAACTAAAGCGCTGGGTGAAGGCTCTGCCGGAGACGTTACAGAACCAGTTGGAGGTTAAGCAGGACCGGATTGAGTTTAAGGAATTCCCCAACGAGGCGTTCATAAGCGCCAGGACTAGTAGGGCAGAGCAGCCAGAGGCCTTGCAGGGTGTCCACTCAGAGAATGTCATGCTGGTGGCAGACGAGGCGTCAGGTATACCGGAGCAGGTGTTCGAGGCCGCGGCTGGATCGATGTCGGGTCATAGCGCTGTAACTTTGTTACTAGGTAACCCCGTCCGGTCCAGCGGTCTCTTTTACGACACGCATAACCGTCTGGCGGGTGACTGGATCACGATGAAGGTTAGCTGTGCGGACTCGCCCCGCGTGTCGGAGGCTTACATCGAGGAGATGAAGTCACGCTATGGCGAGGAGAGCAACGCCTACCGAATTCGCGTACTGGGTGAGTTTCCCAGGTCCGATGACGATACGGTGATACCGATGGAGTTACTGGAGATGGCCACACAGCGTGACGTGGCGCCAAGCACCAGCGCCAGGTTAGTGTGGGGCTTGGACGTGGCCAGGTTCGGCTCTGACAGGAGCGCCCTGTGCAAGCGCCAGGGTAACGCGGTGACCGAGCACATCAAGACCTGGAAGAACTTGGACCTGATGCAACTGACCGGCGCCATTGTGTCCGAGTACGAGGTCCTGATGCCTAGCCAAAGGCCGCACGAGATACTGGTTGACAGCATTGGTTTAGGTGCTGGCGTCGTTGACCGGCTGCGCGAGCTGAATTTGCCTGCGCGCGGTATCAATGTATCGGAGAGCCCAGCGATGGGCGGGACTTATAGGAATCTGAAGGCTGAGTTATGGCACAAGGCCAAGGCGTGGCTGGAGCAGCGTGACTGCACCATGCCCAAGGATGATTTGTTGATCTCCGAGCTGGCCACTGTGCGGTATTCGTTTACCAGCAACGGCAAGATTCAGATCGAGGGCAAGGACGAGATCAGGAAGCGCGGGTTAGCGAGCCCCGACAGGGCTGATGCGTTTTGCTTGACGTTTGCCTCTGACGCGATCACGGGCGCATTTGGCTCTGCGTCCAGCAATAAGTGGGGACAGGCGCTGCGCAGGAACATACCCCGCGTAGCATAATTGGCGTAATTAATTTCTAGGAGCACAGATATGAAGATGACCAAGGCGCAGAAGAAAGTTGGCAAGGTGATGCACGAGTACAAGACCGGAAAGCTGCACTCTGGACCAGGCGGCAAGGTAGTAAAGAGTCCCAAGCAGGCGATTGCGATTGCTCTATCCGAGGCCAAGATCAAGCCTAAAGCCATGAAGGGGAAGATGTAATGGCCACCAGTATGCGAGATGTGCCAGCGCGCTACCAGGGCGCGATGAACCAGATGATGAGTAAGACCAGCACCAAGTGTCCGCTGCCTACGCAGGACGTGACGCTCAATCTGAAGAACCGCGCCAAGGCGATTACCACTGCCGCGTATGGTCCTGAGAATCCAGCGCTGCCCAATACCGAGTATTGGAAGAAGAAAGCCAATACCTGGAGCGTTACCATCCAAGACGCCAAGCAGAGCCGCTGCGGTAACTGCGCAGCGTTTAACGTGCAGGACTCCATCAAAGAGTGCATTGCCAAGGGTATCGGTAACGAGGCAGACCCGTGGGGGACGATTGAGCTGGCAGACCTTGGGTACTGCGAGATATTTGACTTTAAGTGCGCGGCAAGCCGTACCTGCGACGCTTGGGTTGTTGGCGGCCCCAATGATGGAAGCAAAGACTCTGAGGAACCAGTTGACACGCAACTGGAAGGCGGCGTAGAGTAGTGATCTGCCCCATTGTCATATCCACAGTACACGGCAAGGGCTTGGGCGTTTTGCTTGAGTCTATTAAGCAATACTGCCCCGAGATACCCGTCTACCTGCGCGGACCTGAGTCCGTGATCGAGAACTTCAATGCTGACGTTAAAGTGTTTTCTCAGCCCACTAACTTTGGCAACGACTACAACGCCATCATTAACCGCGCACTTGAGGACTTTGAGTCCGTGGTGGTGGCCAATGACGATATCGTTCTGACGCCCACCAGCTACAGGGTACTGATGGAGGATGTGGATATCTTGCTAGATATGGATTTACCTATTGGGTGGGTGGCTTCCAGGACAGATGCTGCGCGCCAGGCGCAGAACATTAGGTTTAATCCTGATGGCGAGACGATTGATATGTGCCGGTTCAAGTACGAGTCCAAGATCAGGCCAGCAGAAGTAATTAGCCCGATATTCGCCTGGATACACGGGGATACATTCAAAGAGGCCAATTTTCCACCGCTGAACTGGTACTCCGATGACGTTAACTGCCTTGACCTGACTGCAAAAGGCTTTGAGCACTACGTCTCCACCAGCTATGTCCACCACGTTGGCAGCCAGACAGTTGGAACTAACGCTGAGAAGTTGACCAATGAGGCAGTGCCCTGGTTGCTTAAAAACAGACCCGAATATGCCAAGCAGTGGTTTAACTCTTAACTTGGGATCGGGCCGTGATTGGCGCGATGACTGCGTCAATATGGACATTAACGAGAACAAGAACCCCGATTGGCACGGTGATATATGCACGATTGAGTGGGGTCAGAAGATACAGACGCACGCTGGTGAGATAACGGTAGAGCCTGGGATATTCACCAAGATACTTGCGCAAGACGTGCTGGAGCACGTCCCAGACCTAGTCAAGTGCATGAGGAACTGCCTGGATTTATTGGACGTTGGTGGCGAGATGCACATCCACGTCCCGTATGACTTATCCCTTGGCGCATGGCAGGACCCGACCCATGTTCGTGCGTTTAACCAGAATTCTTGGGTGTATTACTGCGCCTGGCACTGGTACTTGGACTGGAAGGATTTCCGGTTTGAGATGAAACACCTAGAGTACAGGCTGTCAAAGTACGGCGAAAGCCTAGAATTAGAGCAAGATGAGTTACTACGCACGCCGCGTGCGGTTGACTCCATGTACGTCGTTTTACGAAAGATACCCGTATGAAAGACCTAGAGATAAGCACCGATGTCTCCGCGATGGAGCCTATGGGCGATGACGAGCTGGAGGCAATCATTGGCCAGGATTTAACCGATGCCGTTAGCTATGTAGATTCCGATTTATCACCTACCCGCGCACGCGGTACTGAGTATTACCGTGGCGACAAGTTTGGAAACGAGGAAGAGGGCCGCAGCCAGGTGGTGGCTATGGAGGTGCGCGATACCGTATCTGCCATGATGCCTAGCCTAATGCGGGTGTTCTTCTCCAGCGAGAACGTGGTCGAGTTTGTGCCAGAGGGTCCAGAGGACGTAGCATTTGCCAAGCAGGCTACCGACTACGCTAACTTTGTATTTAACTCGGACAACAACGGGTTTATGACCACTTATGCCATCTTCAAAGATAGCTTGGTGCGTAAATGCGGTATTGCTAAATACTGGTGGGAGGAGACAGAAACTGTCCGCATTGAGGAATATTCTGGCTTAGATGACCAGACATTGCAGATACTTGCGCAAGAAGATGCTGAAGTCAAGATTGTTGTCTCTTACCCTGACTCTGCGGCAGTGCAGGCGATGCAGGGCATGGAGCCACAGATTGACCCAGCTACCGGCCAGCCGATGCCTATGCCGACACCGCCTATGCTGCACGACGTGCAGATCAAGCGCGTACTGAAAGATGGTCGCATCAAGGTTATGGCAGTGCCACCGGAGGAGCTGCTGCTTGATCGGCGCGCAAGATCGTTTGAGGATGCAGGGATCATTGCCCACCGCAAGATGGCCACAGTTGAGGAGCTAGTGGCTATGGGTTACGACGAGGACGAGGTACGCGACAACATCACGTCTACAGATTTGGACAGTAATGAGGAGTACCTGGCGCGTCAGCCACTGTCCACCACCTTTGGAATGAACGACAGCGCAAACCCGATGCAGCAGCGCGTCTTGTACATCGAGGCGTACTCACGCATTGACTACGATGGAGACGGCATTGCAGAGCTGCGCAAGATTTGCTGCATTGGCTCTGGTTACAAGGTAGTGCGCAACCTGCCAGCGTCCTATATCCCGTTTGTTGACTTCCCCTGCGACCCAGAGCCTCACACCAGCCCACTTGAGGCGATGTCTATTTTTGATATCACGCACGACATCCAGGAGATCAAGTCAGAGATTCTGCGCAATACGCTGGACTCTCTGGCGCAGTCTATCCACCCGCGTACTGCGGTAGTGGAGGGCATGGTCAACATGGATGACGTGCTCAATAACGAGACTGGCGCCGTGATTCGTATGCGTCAGCCTGGCATGGTGCAGCCATTTAGCAATCCATTTGTTGGCCAGGCGGCATTTCCGATGATCGACTACATGGATCAGATGCGCGAGAACCGCACCGGCATGAGCAAGGCAGCGATGGGATTGGATGCAGATGCCTTGCAGTCGAGCACCAAGGCAGCGGTAGCAGCCACCATCAGCGCAAGCCAGGGCAGGATTGAGTTGACTGCGCGTTTGATGGCCGAGGGCATGAAAAAGCTGTTCAAAGGCATATTGTTCCTGCTGGTGACGCACCAGGACAAGCCTCGGATGATTCGTTTGAGTAACGGGTTTGTGCAGATGGACCCGCGTGCGTGGAATTCAGCGATGGACGTACACATCAATATCGGCCTGGGTAACGGGGACACCAACGAGCGCATCCAGGCTCTGATGATGATCTTGGCCAAGCAGCAAGAGGCACTGACCCAACTAGGCCCACAGAACCCGCTGGTAACCCCGTCTCAGTATTCCCATACCCTGCGCCAGATCGTGGCGCTGTCTGGGTTTAAGGATACTTCTCAGTATTTCAATGACGTGCCTGCTGATTACCAGCCGCCAGCCCCACCAGCCCCCAAGCCGACTCCCGAGGAGGTACTCGCGCAGGTGCAGGCCAAGTCTATTGAGGCTGATATTCAGAAGAAGGCGGCAGAGCTGGAGCTAAAGCATCAGCAGATGCTGCGCGATGACGATTACCGGCGTGATGCCTTGGCTCAAGATTTATACTTAAAGAAATATGAATTAGAGTTAAAGTACAACGCACAGATT